GAAGCTGATCCGAGATGGCAAGCTGAACCGGACTCTGTTCTACCATAGCGGCAATGATTTCTTCCGGCAGATGTTTCTGCGGCGGCAGAGGCTGTGGACCTCTGGTTTGGGAGATATCATAGGCTTTGGTAATGGTATAACCATTCGCTATGGTGCCGTCCTCTTTGGTATATTCCTGATCCGCAAAGAAGGTGTATCCCTTTTCACCGGAACGGATGGAGCGCCCGGCTTCCTTCCATTTATCAAAGGTGCGGGGATGGGTGATCTCCTTGTTCTGATGATATAGGATGAGAAGGTTGCGGGTACTCTGCGGGGTACACTGAGCCATAAAACCTAAGAAGCCCTTCATGGAAGCGTCATCTTTGAACACTTCCTGTGCCTGAGCATCCACTTTTGCCCATGCGTCCTCACGTTCAGCCTGTTTCATGGAGGCATATTCTTCCTTGGTGTACTGCTGTTCCGGCTGAAGCTGAGTTTCCTGTTTTTTGCCGATCAAATTTGATAAATCGATACTGCATTACCTGCCTTTCTGTTTTTTCTTCTTTTTACGGGAATGGCCCGGAGTAGGATGCTGACGATCCTGCTGTTTGGCCTTTTCCTCTTTTTTCTTCACTTGTTCCTGCTTGATCTCCTGCAGTTCCTTTTTCACCGAAGGCTTTTGCTCCGGCTGCTCACGGTTTGTTAAGCCGGGCGAAGAGTTTTTGCTGGGCAAGGAAGGCTCGGACGGACTCTTTTCCGCTGCCGGGGGTTTTGATTCCTTCTCCCGGCCAATGGTAAAATTTTCGGCTTCACCCTGCCCGGCAGGACTGATATTGAAGTCATCTTCAAAGCCGCCCACCTCGAATTCCACAGCGCCCTGCTCGGTTTGGACAGTTTCCGTTTTGCCGGGTTGGGAAGCGGCAGGAGCTTGCTTCTCCTGTTCCACCGCTTTCTCCACAATGGCTTCTCCGGCTTCCGCTTTCACATAATCCAAGCCGAGATTGTCATAGATACGCTGAATCTTAGCGGCGTCATCCGCAAATACCACCAATTCGATGTAATCGCCTTTTTGTTTATTACGGATGGGCACATACAAAAGACCGTGTCCTTTGGCTTCCCGCACAAATTCTTTCATGTACGTTGCAGGCAGATTAAAAAACTTAAACGGGCGCTGCTCACGAAGCATTCGGACAAGCCTTGTCTTGCCATGGGTTTTCTTTTGGTCTTTCAGCACTGCATAAACAAACAGCGCAAAATTCTTCGCCGCCAGTCCCGACAGCTTGAGGGCTACTTCGGTCCCTTCAAGGGTAAATCGGACGATCTGGTCGGCAGGATCGCTTCCGTAGTTCAGTCAGCATTCTCCTTTCATCGTTCCAAGCTGCTGGAGCGTTTGTGTTTTGCTTTTTCCGGCGCAGGTTCCTTAGAAAAGGAATCCACGCCGGGAATCAGGGACAGGCTGGAACCGGTATCCCATTTCACTCCGATCTGCCCGATATCGTCTACATAGGCAACGGTGCCTTTTGTACCCGGAGGCGGAGCCTGCGAATCATCCATGTGATTTAAGATGATGCGGGTTCCGACAGGATATTGTCGGCGGATGAGTTCCACCTGTTCTCTTGTGGGAATTTTATGGATAGGATCATCTCCTTTTTTGATTTTCCCGATTTCGGGTTTGTTTGTTCTTTTCTTCCTGTGTCTGCTTTTCCTGCCGCTGCTGTTCTTCCTGCTGTGCTGCCTGCAGGCGCTGTTCCATCTCAATGGAATGGGTTTCGATATTCCGGCACAGCTTGACGGTATGCCGCAGCTTTTTGAGTTCCTCTGTGAGGACGCCAATCTGCGGGGAATCTGGCTGATAACGGTAGAGCTTCTGGCGCTCTTTTAGAAGCACTGCGATTTCATCCTCCGCTTTCTGACGGATGGCACGAAGCCGCCCGCGGTCCTCAATATGGTTTTTGAAAATGAATTCAGCCTGTTCTATCCGCTGATCCAGCTTGCGGATATCTTGCCGCACAGCAAAGCTTGGGTACCGGGGCTTTTTCGGCAGCGCCCCCATCTTGTAGAGATAGGAATAGTAGAGCGCCCGCAAGCCGGAAATTCTGCGGGGCGGCTTTTCTCCAAGAAGAATAAGGAAGCGGCTGGCAGGAGGTGTTTGTTTCCCAGCCCGGTGAGGAGGCTTAGGATACAGGATGCGGTTTTGGATAGCTTCCGGGGTGTAGTTTTTTCCCAAGGTTTTAAAACGAACGGTGCGCCCGGTACCCGGCAGGATCATGGTGGCGTACTTGCGGTCAAACCGGAAAGCATAGCCCTGTTTTTCCATCACCCGCAGGAACTGCTTCCATGTGAGGGAAGCGGCAATCGCTTCTTCGATATCTTTCTGGATGGGTGTTTTCCATGTGTAGGTACCGTTTTGCTCGGCCAGCCACAGGGCATAAGGACGGGCTACCCGTTCCGATTTCTCTGTATGGATGACGGAAAGGCGGTGCTTTACGCACAGTTCGTCCGAAATCTTCCGCACCCCAGTTACATAGGTTTTTTCATTGCTGCGGTACTTTTTCCCGTTTTCCATGGAGACAGAGTTCCACACAATATGGTTGTGGATGCATTTGGTGTTGAGATGGGTACTGACCACCGCCTGAAATTTCCCGCCGAGCAGCCGGTCCGCAAATTCCATTCCGATTTGATGCGCCAGTTCCGGGGAGATTTCTCCGGGAGCAAAACTCTGCACCAGATGGAATCCCTGCACGCCTTTTTCCTTATGCCATATCTTTTTGATCTGACACATATCCTCAAAGGCAGAGTCTATGGTACAGCCGATGGCTGACTGGAACAGATCCTGTTCTGACTGGTCTTTATTGAGAGCCTTATCGATTTCTCCTTCCAACGATTCTCTGTTTTCGGCACGGGAAGATTTTTTCTCATCGAGAGCATAGTCGATGGCGTTATCAAGGCGGTGGACGGGGATAACGCTGGTATATGCGATAGCGGTTTTCTCCTTTCTGAGTTTTCGGTGCGGGCAGCTTAGACGAATTCATATCTTGGCTATGTGCGCAAATTGCATCCAACCGCAGGTTGGTTACCAATTCTCCTTTACTTCTTTCCAAACCTGGCGGGCGATAACGGTCATTTCCTCCACGCTCTGCTGGCTGGCTTGGCCCGTGCGGTTTGCCACATGGGCCAGCTGATTGGCATTGTTGCACAGGCCTGCCACC